CGCGCACGCGCCGGCGGCGTGGGCGGGGGCGGGGGCCGCTACCTCGTCGGTGGGGGTGGTTGTGCCTCCCGAGAATGCGCGCCCGCCGGGCAGCGTGGCGAGGACGGCGTCCTCGTCGACGGTGGACACCCTGACGATTGGTGTGATGCCCGCCGCGATTAACGTGGCGCGGCGGGCTGGGGAGGCGGAGGCAAGAACGAGGCGCATAGGCACATTGTGGACCATGTGTCACGTCGCGCGCAGTCAAGCTGCAAAATAGTGCAAAAAACCGAGTTGTTGCAGGTAAATGTGCAAATGAGTGGTGGAAAATTAATCAGCCTACTACAATTGTCAGTATATGAGGTCAGAATTTTCTGTGACCTTGAAAAGTGATCTACTATACTGATCATCCGCTGATGTGGTGTTGAGTCAGCCTGACAAGGAGGGATTCGCGATGGATGAGCGTGCGACATCGTCCCATGCATCTCCCGATGACCTCACCGCAACCAGCTATGTTCCCCAGCTGCTCGGTGGTCATCTCACATACTCTGCCCGTGACCTCGCCGAGGCGACGGACACTCCGATCGAGCGTGTCTTACAGTTCTGGATCGCCCTGGGCTTCCAGGCCCCCGATCCGGATGAACAGATGTTCTCCCAGCGTGACCTCGACGTGTTTGGCAAGTGGCACGACCTCGTCGAGTCCGGCGTCATCGACACCGCCACGTCGCGCTCGCTCCTGCGTGCCAACTCCCACCTGGCCGACCGCCTCGCCCTGTGGCAGTTCGAGGCCCTGGTGGAGGACTCGATGCGTCGGCTCATGCTGGATGACACGACGGCTCGCATGTACGTGCTCGACCACATGCGTGAGCACATCGACGTCTTCCAGGAGATGTTCGTGTACTCCTGGCGTCGTCAGCTCGAGGCGACCCTCTCGCGCTTTGACCGCGAGGTCTCTCAACGCGGTCACGAGGAGCGTCACAGCCGCTTCCCGCTCAATCGTTGCCTCGGCTTCGTGGACATGGTGTCCTACACCTCGTCCTCGACGATTCTCGGGGATGCTCTGGTCGGCCTCATCGAGCGCTTCGAGGAAGAAAGTCGGACGGCGGTCATCGAAGAGGGCGGTCGCGTCGTCAAGATGATCGGCGACGCCGTTCTCTACATCGCCGATGACCTGCCCACCGGATTGCGCGTGGCGACCGCCCTCATTGAGCGTCTCAACGCGGACGATGAAATGCTTCCCGTACGCGCGTCTTTTGTGCGTGGTGACGTCTTTTCGCGCTCCGGCGATGTCTTCGGTCCGACCGTTAATCTTGCGTCTCGCCTCGTGGACATCGCACCGGTCGGTAAGATACTCACCGATCCTGCCACCGCGGCTGCGATCGCCGCTGGCAAGGGTGGCGAAGGGTACGAACTCGAGGAGTTCCCGACCGCAGACTTGCGCGGTTTTGGGCCTGTTTCTCCCTACCTGCTCTCTGCTCGTGTCGCCTGACGCGAGTGTTCTCAGCGTCTTTCGTTGACTCCTGACGCCCACGTTTTTTGGGTCAAGAGAGGTGAAAGTTTTGGTTCAGAATTGCTAAGATGAGAGCGTGACTACAGTTCTCCTCGTTGAAGACGATCCGGCCATCTCCGAGCCCCTCGCGCGGGCCCTGGGCAGGGAAGGATACGACGTGCGCGCGCACGCCACGGGCGGTGCAGCCCTGGCCGACACACGCAACGTCGACCTGGTCGTACTGGACCTCGGCCTGCCTGACATGGACGGCCTCGACGTCGCCCGTGAGATCCGCGCCGCCGGAAACCGGGTCCCGATCCTCATTCTCACCGCACGCACAGACGAAGTTGACATGGTTGTCGGCCTCGACGCGGGCGCGGACGACTACGTGACCAAGCCCTTCCGTCTGGCCGAGCTGCTCGCCCGCGTACGCGCGCTCCTGCGTCGTCAGGTCGCAGAACCCGCTGAAGGCGAGCTGCGCGCCCAGGACATCCGCATGGACGTCGCAGCCCATCGCGCCTTCGTCGGCGATGTGGAGCTGAGCCTGACGGCCAAGGAGTTCGACCTGCTGCGCGTTCTGCTGCGCGAGGCCGGGTCCGTCGTCGCTCGCGACGCGCTCATGCGCGAGGTCTGGGGGTCCGACCCGACCGGCTCCACCAAGACCCTGGACATGCACGTGTCCTGGCTGCGTCGTAAACTCGGCGATGACGCGACCGACCCGCACTACATTACAACCGTGCGCGGGATGGGCTTCCGATTCGAAAGCGCGCGCTAATCCGTCGCTAAAGGAGGGTCACCATGCGCGCACGCGCGGTGAGGATGATTGTCTCCGTCGTCGCTGTCGTGTGCGTCGTCATGGGCCTGCCCGGCGCGTTTTTTGCCACGGTGTCTATCTGGGCTTCCGAGCAGCGTGACCTGGAAGTCGCTGCCCAGCGCATCGTTCAGAGCATCGACCGTCGCAACGCGGCGGGCGAAAGCACGGACGCTGAGTCAGTAGCGGCGCTCGTCGCCGACCAGAATGAGGGGCGCGACGAACTCAGCTACCGTATTCTCGTGCCCGGCCACAACCTCATTACGGACGAGACTGAGCCGATCGGGCGCACGATGACAGCCTTTGCGGAGTCCCCGAGCGGCGTGAGTGTCCAGCTCACCTCCTCAGCCTCGGGCGCGACCACCCGCATCCTGTGGGCGTGCGGCATGTTCGGTGCTGGCATGATCGGCTCTATGCTGATCGGCCTGCTCATGGCTCGCTCGCTCTCGCGTTCCCTGTCCGCGCCTCTCATCTACCTGGCCGCACAGGCTGAGCAGATCGGCTCCGGCGGCGTGCGCGCTCGCGTTGAAGAATCCGGCATCGAAGAGATCGACCTGGTCTCCGAGGAACTCGCCCGCACAGGCGAGCGCATGGCCGGACGCCTCGCCGCCGAGCGCCAAGCCGCCGCCGACGCCTCCCACCAGCTGCGCACGCCGCTCACCGCCCTGTCGATGCGCCTGGAGGAAATTGAACTCATCTCCTCCGAGGAGGAAGTGCGTGCCGAAGCCCGCACCTGCCTCGAACAGGTCGAGCGCATGACCAACGTCGTTTCCGAACTCCTCGATGTCTCCAAGCGCCAAAACGGTGGGCAAACCGAGGCCATCCACATCCTCGAAGTCTTCAACACCGCCCGCGAAGAGTGGGAGGACCAGTTTAAGGCGGCAGGCCGTCCCCTCGTCTTTCTCGACGAGGCCGAGCGCCCAATCCTGGCCGACGCCGGCAAACTCGGACAGGTACTGGCCACGCTCATCGAAAACTCCCTGCGTTACGGAGATGGAATGACGCGCGTGTGGGCGCACGCCGGTTCCTCCAAACGCGGCGTTATCATTGAGGTCAGCGACGAAGGCGAAGGTATCGACGAAGCCCTGGCACCCGACATCTTCGAAAAGGGTGTGTCTGGACACGGTTCGACGGGCATCGGCCTGGCCCTCGCCCACGACCTGGCCCAGGCGATGGGCGGGCGCCTGGAACTCAAGTCCAACATTCCCCCCGTTTTCACGATATCCGTCGCCGCAATCCCGGCGTCCCTGGACCCTGATCGCGTCATGCCCGAAGGGCCGCTCATTTCCATGGGACGCCGCTCGCGTCGCTTCTAGGAGAGCGGTAGATTGGGAGGCGTGGAACGCGATATGTTGACTCCTCCCACCGTGGCCGTCATCGGCGGCGGACAGCTGGCACGCATGATGCAGGAGAGCGCTATCGCGCTCGGCATTAACCTTCGGGCCCTCGTCGAGGCCGAGGATGGGTCGACCGGTCTGGTGACCGTCGACAAGGCTGTCGGTGCCCCCAAGGATCTGGACGCCGTTCGCGCGCTCATCGACGGTGCGGACGTCCTCACTTTCGAGCATGAGCATATTCCTGCCCAAACCATGGAGGAAGCCGCGCGCGTCGTCTCCGTGCAACCCCCGGCCGCCGCTCTCCTGTACGCCCAGGACAAGCTTCAGATGCGCGTGCGCTTGAGTGAGATGGGCATCCCCTGCCCGGCATGGGCGCGCGTCGATAACGCGGCTGAGCTGGAGCGTTTCGGAGCGGTCATCGGCTGGCCCCGGAAGGTCGTTTTCGGCCTGTCGGATCTGCTGATCTGGGACGGAGTCACCTCATCGACCGGCAGCGATAATCCCTTCGAGATCGACGACCTGCTCGCGGCGACCGGCTTCGAGCTAGAGATCGCACAGACGATCCCATCCTCGCTCACGCACTCGGTCGCATTCCTGACACTGCGCAAGGGCATCGAGGCGGCAGGCGAGCCGCCCGTGATCATTCAGGGGCACTCTGCGGACTGGGCTGCGGGCCTCTGGGACCGCGTACGACGCCGCCTGTCCTACGGGCTGACCATCGACGACATCGACGACGCCGGACGCCCGACACGCTTCACCCTGTACACCGCCGACTCGACCTGCATCGTCGAGCTGAATGCGGCGTCGGCCTGGCGGATCATTCACGCCGAATTGCATGGCATGGGCGCGCCAATGATGGAGGCCCTGCCCTTCGAGCCCTCGCTCGACCGTCCGCTCGGGCGCTCGCGGATCTCCCGTGACGTCATGAGCATCACTCAGCGCGCAATGCGCACCGTGCTGCGTGAAGAGCTGGCGACGGAACTGTTCACGGCTCCTGGCATCCTGCTGTCGGGCGTAGATTCGGACCTGATTGACGATCTACGCTCGTGGGACTGGAAGCTAGGAACGATCAAGACGATCTCGTCCGGTGAAGAGCCGGAGGGACCGAAGGTAACGGTCTTGCCGCAGCAGTCAAGCCAGCCGTTCACGGAGCAGATGCGCGCTCTCGCGACCGAGCTATCGGGCGTCTCGTCCCTGCCGGTCTCATCCCTCGGTGTCATTCAGGACAACCCCTCGTCGGCGGAGGCTCTGTACGCGGCGAAGGAAGAGCTGGTCATCAAGGCGAAGAACGCACAGCGAGTGTTCGACGCGGCCTTGAACCGCGTCTATGCGCACGCGGTGATGATGCGCGACGGTATCGATGAGATGACGCCTGAGCTGCGGTCTCTGGCGACGCGATGGGGCGACCCCGCTCACCCGTCGATTGTCTCCCAGTCTGACGCGATCGTGAAGCAGATCAGCGCCTTGCCGTGGCTCGCCGAATCCCCCGTCGTCCTCGAAGAGCTGGGATATTCGGGCTCGCAGATCGCGCGCCTGATGTCGGACAAGCGCCGCGCAGAAGCGTCCGGTCTCCTTGAGCGCCTGTCAGCGGCTGATGCCGATGCCGCAGACGCGCCTGCTACGACCGAAGAGAAGTAGAGATCATGAGGGGGCAGCGTGCATATCCACGACGTGCAGCAGCTCGCGCGCACACAGAACCGCGCAGGCGATCTCGCTGAGCGCCGACTGAGGGCACTGTGGAAGCGCCTGCCTCTCGATGACCTCGGGACGCTTGAAGATGCTCTGTATCAGCTGTATCCGCGCCTAGTCGAGGAATCAGCTGAGGTCGCGTCGTCAGCGGCGCTCGAATGGTACGAGAAGCAACGCGAAGCCGAAGGCGTAGCGAAGGTATACTCCCCGACGATGCCGGCCGGCCTCGTTGACCAGGACGACGCGGAGAAGATCGTCGGCGCAACGCTGCGAGATCTGCGCGAGGGCATCGACCGCGCAAAGGCACTCACGCGCCTCACGGACGGCGCTCGCAAGCTGATCTCAGACTCAGGCAGAGCAACTGTGCAGCACGCTGCCGAGGGTGACCCGAAGTCCCCGAGGTACGCGCGCGTGCCGACAGGCGCTGAGACGTGCGCCTGGTGCATGCTCTGGGCATCACGAGGATTCGTCTACCGCAGCGAAGAGACAGCGCACTTCAAGCGCTCACACTTCAAGTGCGATTGCCAGATCGTGCCCTCATGGTCGAAGAAGCCCCGCATCAAGGGCTACGACGCCTCGAAGTACGAGGACATGTATCGGAAGGCACTCGCCTCACTTGAGGACGACGGCGCTTTCATCGACGACGCACGCGTCATCACGGCGAAGATGCGAGAGCTCTTCCCCGACCAGCTCACGGACGGCCACACGCCGAAGCCGTGACCACCATCCACCCCGCAGCCAGCCTGGCATGCGGGGTCTTTTCACGCCGGCCGGCGCGTAAAGCACAGACCGGACAACCTCTGTTCTCTCCGCAATGGAAGGAAAACCAATGGAAAACACCACCACCGATCAGGAGATCAAGGACGGCGCGCAGGCACCGGCCGAAACCTCCACCACCACCGATACGGCCGTCCAGGACACCGCGCCCGCCGACACCGCAGAGACCTCGCAGGAGGAAACGCAGGCCGACGCCGAGCAGGACTGGAAGGCTCACGCCCGCACGTGGGAACGCCGCGCAAAGGCCGACCACAAGCAGCTCGAAGCGCTCACGGAAGCGATCAACGGCAAGGACACCACCATCGAGGAGTCCATTTCTCGCGCAGCTGCTCAGGGCGGCCAGGGCGGTATGTACTAATCCGCACTTCCAAGGAACTTCAATCGGGTCCAGCCTCTCGCTGGACCCGATTTTTTCTTTCGTCACAAAAACTTGGCGAGAAACCCGTCTTGTCGTGGGCGAGAAACCCGTTTTATCGTAACTGCAACGTTTTCCCGCTCAGCGTCCATTAATCGAAATCGTATGAATGTGACGTCATTTGAGCGGAATTATTGGTCGCTACAGGTTAGAATATTTATTTGCGACCGC